CAGTCCTATGCTGTCAATAATACTCAGCAACAAATAATTTCCCAGGATACCAAAACTGCCACGAGTGTAGGCACACCATGCCATAATCAAGCAGCCGGTAATAAAAGCAGAGTACAATGGGATGAACGGCAAGTTAGGCACAGTCCAAGCATAGGTAACACTACAGCCTATGCTGATGGCCCAACCGGTCATTTCTAAGCAAAAGCGAAAGGGATTTTCTCTCCAGTCGTTTTTGACATAGTCCCCAATGCTGTTTCGCCACTGGGCATATGTACTGGTCACAGAGTCTTGCCAACTGTGGTCAGAATATTTTCCAACAGTTCGTGATCTTGTTGCTCTTTACCAAACTCGGCCTTGTGGGCGATCTTGATGGCCTTTTTGAGGATTGAGGGTTTGATTTCCATTTCCTCGGCAATGGCTTTGACTGTGTCGTTGAGACCTTCGGTCAAGGTTTCAATTTCGTGCATGACCTGGCTGCCTTCGTTGAACAGTTGTGTGAGTTTGGCTTTTTGTTCCGAGGAAAAATTACGGGATTGTGACATCTGAGACTCCTAAGTTAATGATACAATATTAACTTAGTGTCCTCGGCGTGTCAACGATTATTTTGTTCAGTTACACCAACTTTGTTTGGCTTCACCATAGTATTCTCTGGCAAAACCGTTTTTGATCAATTCGGCACGCAGGCTACGACCATCCACGATGACATCACCCAACACACGGCCACCAAACTTGTCCCAGTCGATCAATGCTATCTGTGTTTTTTTGGCAGATGCCACAAATGCCTTGGTAAACTCAGTGGCAGCGGCTCCGCGCTTGGCTTCAGATTCGCATTTGGCACGATGCCCTTTTTCTGGCGTATCCACACCATACACTCTCACGCTGAGTTTTTTCTTCAGCGGGTCAGGCAACCAAGGAGCAGCAAACTCAACTGTGTCTCCGTCTACCACTCGGGTAACTGACCAGTCATGGAGTTTTGATTGGGGCTGTTTCTGCGCCCAGGCCGGCATGGCGATGATTAGTGCTAAAAAAACAAAGAGTTTTGACATTGTGATTCCTTTATTATGCTTGTGTCACAGTTACTATTAAGCTGGGTACCGCGGGTCGGGTGGGAGTGGTTCGCGCACCAATCGACAGTAATTCCAAAGCGGAATCTGAACTGGACCAATAGATCTGATAGTAGGTATTGGCCACAGTGGGATTGACCAACCAGTTCCAGGCAGCAACAATCTTGGCGTTGTTGCCGTTAAGATCTAGATCTGTGCAACTGTCCGGTACATTCACACCATCCTTGGCCAACCAAACACTCACAGTGTCCTGTCCCGAATCGGTCTTGGAAAACTGTGCCGAAAACTGTATGTTGTACACACCGGGATTGGCTATCACAATGTGCGAAATGTTGCCTACTGCGATGCTGACACCTGTGTTGAATGCGTCCGATGTGTCAAGTGTCATTGGCACAGCATTTCCAGCGTCATTGGGCTGGCTCACTGTGCTCCAGAACTGTCCGTAGAATGTGCTGCCGCCGGTGGTGCCTGTGAGCGTGGATCCATTGCCATAGTAATAAGGCGCTGTGACATTGCCCGAGAATACAGGTGACTCGCTCACAGCGAATGCAGCAGTGTCAGTGGTGGCGTTGCCGGTGAGCACTATGTTGTTGCCTGCGGCCAAAGTCAAGGTATCTGTGGCAGAATCTGCCACAAGATTGGTGCCGTTGGCCGCCACAGTGGGGAATCCTGTGGTCACAACACCGGTCAGTTGTGTGCCGTTGCCCAAGAAGTAGGCAGCAGTGACATTGCCCGAAGCAGTGATGTTGCCCACGCTGAGCGTGTTGGTGACATCGTTGTAAGTGAATTCAGCATCGTCGTCGATTTCTTTGCCTGAGCCAACAAAGGTCACTCGGGTGGGTGTGAGGTTCTGCCCTACCAAGTTGCCACCTGTGACATTGCCAGTGGCCACAATCGTGGCACCTTGTATCAGTGTGCTAGCTGTGATATTGACTGCTGTGACATTACCTGATGTGGTCAGGCCATTGTTGACCACTGTGCCTGACGAAGTAATCAAGTTGCCACCACGGATGTTGCCCGTGGCCACTACCTGTCCTGCAGTGACAAGATTGCCACCGGTGATGTTGCCAGTGGCCTGGATGGTGCTATTGGATGTTACTGACAAGAATGACACAGAGTTGGCGCCGCCCACGGGTTGGCCAATAGAATATGTGACATTGCCCGTGGCTGATGATACTGTGACACCTGTTCCGGCTATGGCTGCCGTGACACCTTGGTTGGTCACCGTAATGGTGTCGCCTAATTCTACTTCACTGTTGCCAATTATTCCGATTCCAGCGCCTGCTTGAAATGTCCAATGATCTATTGCCAAAAAGTTGTTGGTTATGCTGCCGTTGCTGAGTGCGTTGGTCACATCACTGCTGAACAGTGTGACTATTCCAGTACGGCCATTGAAAGTTTGCACTCCAGATCCGCCCACAGGAACGTCTGCCCACACATTTCCTGAAGTATAGAGAACGAAATCGCCTACTGCGAATGTGATGTTGCCCGAGCCCAGATCCTGTGTGCCGGCCACGCCCACGATGTATTCGTCGCCAACATTGCCCACACCGTCGGCCAAGGTAGGTGAGTTGTTGGCTGCATTCCAGATACCCAGGAAGTTGACACCACCTGCTGGCAGATATATGGGATCGATCTTGGTTGAGGCATTGAGTGGTACCACTCCAAACGCATTGCCTTTTTGTGTGAGTGGTATGGCTGCCGTGGTCTGGCGTGTGCCGTCACGGAACTCGATGCCCACCATGTTGACTTCCATGTAACCGGTATCGGCGTTTTCACCTACTTGGATGTTTTCTCCAGAGCCGGCTGTGGTCAGTCGCAGACCATCGGTGGTCATCTGCATATTGCCCACTTGCATGGCAGTGACACCATCTACATAGAATACACCGTTGTCCACATGGACTTCGGCATCATTGCCCAGCACCGAGTCTTCAAGGAACAAACTATTGGGACCTACCCACACATTGGACCACTTGTTGGTGCTGTTGCCCAGTCCAAAAATATTGTTCACTGCTGGGTTAAGATTTGCGTGTATGGTGGTGGTCAGTGGATCAAACTCTGCGGTCAATTCAGTTGCAGTATTGCCCGGAGCCGTGGTCCAAATCTGGATTTTTGACCCTTGTTGCAGGGTAGTCTGATTTTCAGTTGCTACAAAATCTATGCGTGTGGTGGATATGTCAGGCCAGGTTCCATCTGTGAGATAAGGTGTGGCCGCAACACGGCTGATAATCTGTCCACCAAGCACGCCTGTGGGTGCCAACGAAGTGCCATTGTATCTACGGCCAATATAAGCCGAATAGTTGGCCGCACCATCGCTGTAGATGCGACTGGGTATGCTGGGCTGTCCAGTGATGTGCAACATCACACCATAGTTCTGTGGATCTACTATTGATCCATCGGCTGATCCCACGATCTGGAACGATGCTGCCAGGTTGCTGGTATCGGGCACTAGAGCACGTATGCGACCATCGCGATCTACTGCAAAATCTGGTTCTGCATTTAGATCGGAGCTGTGTATGTGAAATCCACCCAATACATTGAGATTGGCATTGCCGCCAACGGTGGCATAGGTTATGTCACGACCAGCCACTGTGCCAGACATGGTCTGATCTGAGATGGTAAAGTTGCCGAGATTGGCCACCCCAGTGACAGAGATGTTGCTGAATGATGTGTTGCCTGCGAATGGAGTGTTGCCAAAGATCGAAACACCGTTGGCATACAAATAGTTGTTGGTCAATATGTTGCCGGCTGCTAGATTGCCTGTTAAGGTGGCCACTGAGCCATTGAAGGTAAAGTCTGCGCTGCCACCAAATGTTCCAGCATTGTTAAACTGCACTTGTGTGTTGGATCCACCGGGAACTCCATTGCCACCACCGCCTCCGGTGCCAACCAAGATACCACCAGCAGTATTGCCATCGCTGTAGTAAAATCCGTTGCGATCTGGATCCCACCAGATGCGACCCTGTTGCCCTACATAGGTATTGCCCTGTGCGTTGTTATCTCTACTGGTGAATAAGTTTTGAATGTAGCTCATGTGCTACACCTTAGTCATCTAACGGTTCGTCGTTGCTGAGTTCTTGTATGGCAGCCACGGGAATGCCACTGAGTTTTTTTATACGATCAATGATGTCAGGATTCTGTGTCAAATCGCCTTGTGCTTCTTCGGCTTGTTCTGCTTCCTCGGGAGTTCCGTCATCATAGACATTTTCCACACCCACGGCTTTTTTCAACAGTTCTTGCTTTTGCTGCAAGGGAGGCAAAAAGAGATCATCGGGACTTTTTTCATTGCCACTGGCAGTGGTATCAGCAGAGTCGTCATCGCTGACTGCCACTTGTATTTCAGCATTGATCAAGCCAGCGGGATTTTGTATGCGAGGATCGGGCGATCCGCCTTCGGGGTGATCTAGGTTATTGGCTAATACCCGTAAAATGTCTGCTATTTTCATCTTTGTGCCTTGTACTTGTATTTATGTGTTCAACGGTTCCTGTGTTTGGGCTGCCGTTGATAGGATTTGGGATTCTTGTGTGTGCCCGCGCCCCGGGCCACCCGTTGTGCGGCTCTGGCCACGGGATTGCGCGGTGCAGGGGTGGATTTCTTGGGTGCTTCCAGCACACGATAACCTTTTTTCTCTGACCGATCCAACATCTTCATGGCCGAGTTGATGTCGTTGTCTAGTGCTGCGATTTCCAGTGCGCGGAAGTTGTCCCGGCCAATGTTGGTACCAGGCGTGACACGCACAAAGTTGTACAAAGTGTCAATCCACATTTTGGCAGCACGGCTGTTCCTGCCGCCTAGATTCAGCAAGGGTCTGATGGTCTTGGATATGAGATCTGTTAGTGATGTGGCTTGCACATTGGGGAAAACTTTTTTCAAGCCATCATAGATCTGATCCCCATCGGTGGCTTCATACACTTCTTCTATGTACTCGTCGATCACACGATGATTGGCAGTGTCTTCGCTGGTCTGCTCTACACCAAAGTTCTTGTCGAATCTCGCGCCCGGTGAAATGGGATTTTTCATCTGTGTGTAGAAAGGTTCTAGATCTGGACCCACTGAATCTTCGGGACCTTCGGTGGGTGTGCCTGTGTAGTTCTGTGTGGGGTAATCTCTAGGTTGGTTGAGTAAATCTCTTAATGGACCTTCTTTGTTGTTGTATTCTTCCCAGTCGTAGCTGGTGTCTATGCCCTGCAAGGATTCTTCGCTTACCTGCTGTTCGCGGAACTGAGCATTGGGGCCGGCTAGATTGCCTGCTTGCGGGTTGCCTGCCACATCCACGGGATCAGGATCCATGAGCTGTACCACATCTCGGGGAAGGCTGTGTCCTGCGCGATATTCAAACAAGTCGTTGATGATCATCGCTCTTCCATGTAGTCTTGCGCCACAGGCGTAGCGTTTTGCTCCATCATCTGCTCATGCAC